GCTGTGGAGTAGTACTCTTCGGCACTATCGAAGCTAGCTCGAGCTGGCAGGTGGATTTCATCGGCCGACGGGCGGTAGTACGCGCGGTCCCCGCCGTTGTGGTCCATCGACGGTGGTTTCGGCATCCCAGCGACGATCTTCTCCGCTGCATCGATTGGGTCGAATTCGCTCGGCGTTTCCATCGGTTTCAAGTCGAGTCCATCGCATTGTTCGACGTTGAACACCCGATAGTAGCGTAGCAGCCAGAACGTCTTGATTTCCTTCTCGCCGGTGTCTCGATCTTCAACTTCCCGGTCGAGAGGTTTCCAGAACACCACGATGGTAGACTTCTCACCTTTGCGAACGAATCCGCCGAGTTCACGCGCTTTGCGATAGGTAATCCATCGCGTGTCTTGATACGGCGCCATTGCGAGCATAAACGCGTTGATACCGTTGTATGCTCGACCGTCGACGTTCTGCGGCATCATGCCCGGTCCAAGTGTCCAAGGCTTTCGCCACGGCACAACGCCAGCTTCCAGTGCTTCGAGTATCTGTTCCGTGATAAGTCCGTATACTTTGTCGTTAACACTACTCATGTCGTTACCCCCCACGTTAGATTTGGGCTAAGCTTGCCCGTGGGCGGTCCAATCGTGGGATTAGGCCGCCTGGCGGGAGAGCTTAACTATTCGAGTGGGCCCTCGTCTTGGAGACCGTATCCGCCGCCCTCGGTGGCTTTGTAGTCCAGGAGCCAACCAACCATACCGACGGGGCGCTCACCAATGGATACTGTGAGGTAATCCCTAATCCTGCGAATACGTCTAAGTGCTACTCTCTCGGAGCTTGCCTTAACACTCACCTTGACTTCGATGGTGTCGGAATATTCGTGCATGTCGTCAACCCCCATTCGAGATTCAGGCGGTCAACCAAGCCGCCTGTGTTGTTGTGTCCTTTAAGATATCATAAGGCACGGGGGTTGGCAAGTCCCATGATAGCCCATGTGGACAAGCGGTGCCCAAGATGCCACAATCCCACTATCACGAACGACTCCCTGACTACCAAGTAACGTCCCAAGGTCCAGGGCTTACGTACCGTACGTCTTGACAAGATTCTTGTTTTAGTCTTAGTCTTAGCACCATCATGGGCGCCACCTACGACATGACTCTCCGAGACGCCAAAACTGAGAAGGCTATCGATCGCTTCCTTAAAGCCTATGAACAGATTGGTACTATCACCGGTGCCTGTGATGCTGCAGGTGTCTCTCGCGAAGCTGTGTACCTGTGGGAAGATAACAATTCCATGAACTTCAATACGCGATTTCGGGATTCCCAGGAACGCCACGCAGATAAACTAGAACAGCATATGTTCGAAACAGCTATGCGGTTGGAACCTAAACACAATCCTACCTTGCTCATATTCGCTCTCAATGGTGCCAAGCCGGAGAAGTACCGGGTTAACCAGGTGGTATCTGAGGACGTAGCCAAGGAACTGATGCGAGAGCTGCGAGCCGAGCAGAAGAAGCGCCGTGCTGTAGCTACGAACAAGGCTAAGGGTATGTTGCCTGAAGGTAGCGACCCGGAGGTACCAGATGGCCAGGGGTAGTGGCGACGATAAGCATACATCCACGCTCAGTAGTCTTGCATGGATTTCGTCACCTTTATGCGTCGTTACGGATTCACTACCCCTTTATGCGTCGTTACGGTATCCGTCATTGGTTACTGTGCAGAACCTGGACTACTTGGGGGGGTAAGGCTTAGGTATGACTCTCTCTGATAGGATGGACCCCTTGACAGATCGGGATTTGCAAAAGGCGTCTTGTGGTCCGGTGCTGATAAATCAAGGTTCATGACACAGACGGCGCTGGGAGCAGCCCTGAAGGAACGTGGGTTTGAGAACGACCGGTATTCCAGCGGACCGCGAAAGGGCCGCAAGCACTGGAAGGGGATCGGATTGGGCACAGAGAGTCAACAGTTCACATGAACGCTTCACTACCGCGAGCCCCTTTGTAAAGGGGCTGAGAGGGTTTTGGGGGAAATTAGTGAAGGGAGTGAATGCGAAACACGTATGAACGCAATGAATCGCTCGTATAGGGGTTAATTGGAAAAGTGGTTCACTCGCTTCACCGCTTCACCCGTCTCCGCGCACACGCGCGTAAGAGTTAATACTAACCAGTCTTTACGCTTCTGTGCATCATGAGTTACCAGATCGAGATCTCCGCCCCGGGGGGATTCATTGACCATTCTGGATGTCAGTCTTGGCTCCAGCTGGGCGAATATGCGTTCTCATTTAGTTACCAATGCGCGTATCAGCGGGACCATCCGGGGGGACATGGGCGAAAATTGGGTGGTGAGTGGTGGGTTTGGGACGCGGTTGACGGGATCGGGCCACCGAAACGATTGGTAGAGCTCGGGGTGGAGTTATGACGATACGGAAGAGGGGGAAAGGGTGTAGCTCCCATCCACGGAACAGATAGGGCATCTTCCCTCTCTCCGTTGCTTCTGGACCATATCGACATTCCGTCCTTCAGGTTCTGCACATTCCTGCAGGTTTGATCCTTGATTCAGTACAGAAGAATTTGGGCAAAGAAAATGCCCTGACCGGACTCGCTGATGCGAGGTGCAGTCAGGGCTAGAAGTATTGTCGCCCTTGTGACGAGCGTAGTCAAGGACCAACCCTAATGGTATGCTGAGGTCGCAGGCTTGGCGGATGCCCCGCTGCTCGGTCCACTAGCCGTCTCTGTCAATCGAAATTCGGCGACAACGTTACGCACAATGGGTGAGTCGGTCTCCTAAGCCCTTGACACTCAACAACGTCCCCACCATATCGTTATTCTCAGGTTGCGGCGGGATGGATCTCGGAGCCGAAAGGGCCGGAGCGAGAATCATATTCGCCAATGACATTGACCCAGACGCCGTTGCTACGCTGGGACACCATTTTCCGGATACAGAGGTGGTGCCAGGCGATGTCGCGGAAATCAACAGTTTCCCTCATGCAGATTTGGTGATAGGCGGGTACCCATGCCAATCGTTCTCAATGGGGGGGAGACGAAATCCCGCTAAGGACTCTAGAACCCAACTCTATTTACACTTCGCAAGGTGCCTGCAGTTAGTTGAGCCGAAGTACTTTGTGGCTGAAAACGTGTCCGGGTTGCAGAAGATACAGAAGGGGAATTTTCTTCAAGAACAGGTCGAGGCGTTTGAACGAGCTGGAAAAAACGGCTACCGGATCACAGCCAAAGTAGTCGACGCTAAGGAATACGGGGTTCCTCAGACTCGCAAGCGACTAATATTGGTCGGTGTTAGGAGAGACCTTGAGCAAGTATTTGTGTTTCCTTCACCGATGCATGGCAAGCCGGACAAGAAGCACCCAGAGCTAGCTCAGTTTGCTTCGCATGGCGATGCACTTGCCGGGCTGCCGCTCTGGCCCGCGGGCGAATTCTATGAGCGGCCCCACGATCCTCCGGGGAATTTCTCTTGGTATTTCATGTCACGCAACAGAAAGGCTCGATGGGACGGGCCTTCCTACACCGTGGTCGCGAACTGGCGGCATACACCCCTACATCCCGCCTGCCCTACCATGCGGTTGGTTTGGTCAGACCTAGCCAATGGGTGGAAGCAAGGTTGGGAGTTTACTGATGAGTATGAACATACAGTAGGACATCCCGACCGCGCCGTTCTCGACAAGCCTAGAAGGATGTCCTGGCGGGAGATAGCAAGAGTGCAAACATTCCCACCAGAATTCGAGCCAGTGGGAAACGTGGAATCTAGATACAATCAGATCGGAAACGCGGTGCCGCCGGAACTAGCTCGGACAATCATCAGCCGATTGATTGGCGGCGATGGGCTGGCGCCAAGCAAGTTCACTGTTGCCGAAAGCGGACAGAAGGGATGGTAGTCAGGTTCAGAGGGAGAAAGGGAAGGGAGAGCGCGGTAACGCTTACGGATACTTTCTTTCCAGCATATATATACCCCCTGAAAAGTTAAGTGAAGAGGGGCGTAGCGACAGTCTACTTTCCAGGGGGGAAGGGGCTGGAATGTTGTCTCGTCTTGGAGACAACGCCAGCGAGGAGGACAGGTTACCTAATATTTCAGGGTCCATACGTAGTGCTGAAAAGTTAGTAGAACCCACCCTCGCGAGCGACGAGGACGACGTAGGGGAGGTGTGATGGTGACCGCCGAGGCGGTGCTCGACAGGGCGGAGGAGTTGGGCGTTAACCTCAGCGTCGAGGGCGACAGGCTCCGATACTCTCCGAAATCGCAGACCCCTGCGGAGTTCGTGGACGCGCTCCGCCAGAACAAGTTCGAGTCGTACAAGTTGGTATCACGGACGGGGAAGACTTTGGGGACGCATGGGTCGAAAAAGGGGGCTCGTCGGCAGGAGGCGGCTATCCGTGCTGCGAGTCAGAAGAGGCGGGGTCGCAAATGACTCTAACCGCTGAGCGTCCTACTGGAATCGGGGTGGCGTCGGACCTGTTCAAGCGTGTTGGGTTTGAGCCTACGCCCGAACAGTCCGCCATCCTGGCGTCGAACAAGCGTTTCAACCTGGTGGCTGGAGGAGAACAGAGTGGCAAATCGCGCTGTGCTGCGGCATATTTGCTGGGGCACGTGTTCGACCCGGAGGAGACCGGACTTTACTGGCTGGTGGGGGCGGATTACGCCGAAACGGAGCGGGAATTTCACTATCTCGTGGACGACTTCCAGGCACTCGGGTTGTTACGTCACGCGACCAAACGCGTCGACCCGGGCCAGATACTCCTGGCGGACGGTACTCGAATCGTTACCAAATCGGCAAAAGACAATCGCCGGTTGGCGCGAGAGGCACCGGACGGAATCATCGGATGTGAGGCGTCACAGCTCGATGTTTCGACATTTGAGCGCATGAGGGGTAGGGTGGCGCCGAAAGAGGCCTGGCTCTTCCTGTCCGGCACTTTCGAGCGCACCCAGATGCCCTGGTACACCGCGTTGTGGAAAGCATGGCAGTCGGGAGCGGACGATCGGCAATCGTGGTCCCTGCCTTCTTGGACGAACTTTCACCTCTATCCCGGGGGGAAAGAAGACCCCGAAATACTGAAACTCGAACGGGAGTCCTCCGACGAGTTCTTCATGGAGCGGATTGCGGGGATTCCCGTCACGCCCAAAGGGATTGTGTTTGGGGAGTTCCGGCCCGACCTGCACATCCGCGATGTCGCGTACGAGAAGGGTGAGCCCGTGTATCTGTGGGTCGACCCCGGGGGCTCGGGGGCTACTACCGGGGCGAGTGCTTACGCGGTGGAGGCGGTGCAGATTATCGATGACCGGCCCCAAGTATTTGATGAAATCTACGAACAAGGCCTTGTGACCCAAGACATCATCACCATCATTCAATCCCGGCCCTGGGCGAAGGATATCCGGTACGGGGTGGCGGACGTGTACGCCTATCAACACCACGGTCAGTCCCCCATCGCGGAACAGTGGCAAGCCCCGCCTCCCGACGGGCTGGGGCTCTACATGGCGTCGAATCGAATCAAGATACCCGACGGCATCGAACGTTTGAAGACGTTTTTGAAAGTGAATCCTCTCACAAACGAGCCCGGTATCCTGTTCTCACCTCGAGCGCGTGGTATATTGAGTGAGTTCGGGGCGGCTCCGTACCCATTTGGCTCCGGAGAGACCCGGCCCTATTCGTGGAAAGTTGACCGTGATGGTAATATCGTGGGGAAGGTGCCGGAAGACGCCTACTGCGACGGGGTTAAAGCGGTGTGGTACGGTTTGTTTGAAAAGTACGGGGCGGCGCGTAAAGCCTCTGGCACGATAAAGGTGAAACAGTGGTAGAACTCGCTGACAAAGACTGGCCTGACCAGGACGACTCCCGCTATCAGGACGGATACCAAGGCGGGTACGACAAGGGCAAAGCTGACGGCTTTTCAGAAGGGTTCGCAGCGGCCCAACAACGGCGTAACGACGCCACCCACGAACTACTGGCCAAATACGGGACTGAATGATGCCCAACACCAAAATCCGAAACGCTATCCGTCAGGTGCTCCACCAGGCGTTTGCCGATTCACTCGCAACGGAGGGCCTTGACGTGCAGATTAACGACTGGGTTGACCGGGATAACGCCTTCGGTCTACTGAGTACGGCTTCAGTATAGAGGTATCGGACAAACAGGGCATCGCATGGTGGAGACGTCGTAATGGCCAATAAGCCCGAAGACGTGATATCTCTAGTCGAGAAACACGAAGGCGAAACGTCCAGCCTCCGTCAGCGCTTCCGTGACGACTACGACCTCTATCGTCTGAGCGAGTACAAGGGCGAAGAGGGCTACGAAATCTACACCTCCAACGAGCCGATGACGTACGCCGACA